TGAGAAGAACTGGATGCCTATCCTTGATATGCCGTATCACTTCGTGAAGTGGGCTATGCCTACTGAGATTGTTAAGGCTAATCCTGATAAGTCTGAGTGTGAGCAGGTACTGACAAGAAGTACCCCATCTGTTCCTATTGATCAGCGTGGTGGTACTAACATCGTTTCTTGGGGCGATTATTACATTGCATTTACTCACGAAGTAAAGTTATGGCGTAACTACTTGAACCAGAAAGACTCGGTCTATCGTCACCGTATGATTGTTTGGGATAAAGAGTTTAACTTCGTTGGACTTAGCAACTCGTTCGCGTTCCTTGATACACCTATCGAGTTCTGCGTAGGCGCGGCTGTTCGTAACGGAAAACTTCTTTTAAGTTTTGGTGTGCAAGACAACGCGGCCTTCGTATTAGAGGTTCCAAAAAAGGTTGTAAATGGCTTAGTTACGGAGGCGATGGCATATGGGAATTAAAGAGATAACAATCGCTCTTGCTGAAAAACCTGAGGATGTACAACTTAACTTTGACCTTGCACTAGCCTACGATGCTCAACAGCAATATGCATCTGCTGCAGGGTTCTACCTGCGTGCTGCTGAGTACGGATACAAGACACATCCATTGATTGCTTACGCATCTTTATTAAAGATGTCTCTATGTTGGTCAGCACAAGGAGATCGCAACAAGACTGTGTACAACAACCTCATGCAGGCTATTGCGTACTTACCTAATCGTCCAGAGGCATACTTCCTATTGGCTCGTATTCACGAACGCAATAAGGAGTACCAGCAGTGCTACACCTATGCGGAGATGGGTTTGCTCTATGCAACCTCTACCTTCCACAATCCTCTTCCAACATCCGTCGATTACAACGGCTCTTACTGCCTGATGTTTGAGAAGGCTGTGGCAGGCTGGTGGTTAGGCCGCAAAGAAGAGAGTAAAGTTCTATTCCAGCATCTACTCGATGATCACCAGATGGCACAAGAGTATGTAAGCGGTTGCCTCAATAATCTGAAATTATTCTAATATGTTTCCTAATTGGTTCAAGAGTGTAGAGAAGTACTTCCGTCATGTGCCCAACGTGCCACTTCGTGCATTACAGATCGGCACCTATACAGGTGATGCCACAGAGTGGCTAATAGACAACTGCGAGATCGAGTACCTCGATGATGTCGATACCTGGGGTGGAAGTGAAGAGGTAGCACATGATTCAATTGACTTTACATCCGTGGAGGACTACTACGACTCACGATTTAAAGACCCACGGATTACTAAGAACAAGATGACAAGTGATGAGTTCTTTAACCTGCCACATCGGACATATAACTTCATCTATATCGATGGCGATCACACCGCTCTACAGACAGCCCTAGATGGTCTTAATGCCTTTAAACTCCTTGAGAAGGGTGGCGTGATGGCTTTCGATGACTACCTATGGAACTACAACGGCAACCCCTTCCTGGAACCTAAGAGAGGCGTGGATGGCTTCCTAGCCATATGCAAAGATCAATACACAATTATTGAATCTGGCTATCAGTTGTGGATTGAGAAGTGCTAGATAACGCCTGCTATGAGGTCTTCCATACAGATACTGGAAATAACTTACGCAATAAGTCTTATGAAGGAATTGTAGAGGCGCTCTCTTTTCTGCCTCGTCTGGGTTCTCCTACTATGTATCTAAATACAGCAGATAAGGCTGAGGCCTTTGTTAATTCAACACCTGACTTTAAAGTCAATACAGTCCATGACTACTGCCAGCCAGGTGAGACATTCCCACCATCTGCTGGCGTCATCGGCGTGTGGGCTAGTAACTATCTAGCCTATAAGAAATTTCTAGAGACAGACTACGACACCCTGATCATCTTTGAAGATGACATTCTAGTGAGCAAGAACTTCAAAGAGATTGTCACCAGGTACATGCAGGAGTTAATGCCCATCTGGGACTTCTTCTCTTTCTTTGTTCCAGATGACTCTCTGTTTGCCTACAACGAGGCGGTGCATGATCTTGGTGAAGAGTTTACTTGCCGCTCATATCAGCAGTGGTCATGTGCAGGATATGCAGTCAGTCGCAAGGGTGCACAACGAGCAGTTGAGGATGTGGAATCACGAGGAATCAACTGCCCAATAGACTGGTACATCTTTAACTTCCGCATGAAGCAGGAAGAAGAACAGATCCGCTTTAACACATTTACAGTCAAGCCTGGTGTATACCGACCAATAAAGTTCCTACTAGAGGCAGCGCAAATTAGCCAAATACATAGGGGTAGTACAGAACTGCTTTAGTGCCATTCAAATTAACTACTACTTTTGACTATTTAACCCCTGGGTATATATCTTCTAACCATTACTGGTCTTTAATTGTTATTCAGCATTAATTATTGTTCTAGTTTTCTTACCCAAACTTGATAACCATCTTCAATAATAATTGACTTATCTTTAATGCTTTCAAGAAAAACTCTGTGTGCTGCGTTTGATTCTTCATTGAACAAGACATCGTCTAATGCCATAACCCCACCTACCTTGAGCAGAGGCCAGGATAATCTTGTATCTGATTCAATGGCTTCTGCAGAGTAGTAACAGTCAACGTAGATAAAATCAAACAGTTGGTCTTGGTTATTCTCCAGCCAAACCTTGCTATCGCTTTTTACTTTTATAATTTTGTCAGCATAAGGTGCTGTTCGCTCATCAAAGTACTGTTCTACTTTTGGAATATCCCAAATATCAACACAGGTTATTGTAGAGTTTTCGCCAGTTAAAAAGTTTTTTACTTGTTCAATGGCGCTTGTGCCAACCCAAGAACCAATTTCTAAGAATCTTAGATTTGGCTTGTCAATAAATTCAGTCATATTTCTATCAAAGAAATCTTTTGCCCCCATACGCCACCACCAATTTCTTGGATACTCAGGGTCAATTTCTTCCCACAATAAAGTTGATTCGTCTAATTGCCATTCACCATCTAGTGGTTTTTTATGCATAAACACATCACGGATTGGGTCATAAATCATTCCTTCTGCTGCATAATTAAACCGAAAGTTTTTATTATATGATGTCTGAATCCAAGTACCACCTAAAAGATTGACACAAAAGTCAATGCCTTTTTGTTCAGACTCATTGCCGTTTTCATCAAGCAACTCATCATTATTTACAACAACTACCTGTTTAACAGTATTGCTCTCGTCTAGTTCTGCAAAGTGTGCCATTAGAAAGTTATACTCCCGCTTCCAGTGTAAATATAAAATCTATAATAAACTCCACCATCAGGTTTTACTTCCACAGTCGGAGAACCAGTTGTTGATACTGCACTTATAGCACTAGGCACTCTTAGGATGACTTTACCACTACCACCACTACCACCTACCACTGTTGTAGCAGCAACATAAACATCTGGTCTAGCGCCGCTGCCGCCGCCATTGCCAGTACCGCCATAACCAGCCTGCCCGTAACCAGTGGACCCATCAGTAACAAATGTGCCACCAAATCCACCAGCGTTGCCTGCATATCCATTTCCATTTCCTGGTCCAGCCCCAGAACTAGTTCCTCCGCCTCCACCACCGCCGCCCGAGGAGTAACCTGTTAAGTTAATGTCTGCAACTCCATATCCACCGTAGCCAGACCTACCAAAGTTTACACCCGATTGTCCGCCAACCTCTCCCGCGCCACCACCGCCAACAGAATTATACGACTGAGTACTAGCGGCACCGTTGTATCCTTGTGTACCTGTACCTGCTGTAGGCCACCCTCCGCCACCATTTCCACCACTTTTTCCTACAAGACCAGCAGTACCTGTCCCTCCGTCACCACCTCCGCCTCCGCCTCCAAGACGAGAAACGGTAACGCCTGTTCCAGAAATACTTGAGTCAGCACCATTTGCATTGTAGCCACCGCCACCACCAACAGTAATGGTGTAACTGGTACCTTGTGAGAAGTTTACGGTGCCAGTAGTAAACGCACCACCGCCTCCTCCGTGACCTGCGTAGGATGCGCCGTAATATCCTTCATTCTTTCTCCACGCGCCACCACCGCCGCCTCCACCAACTACTTGATAGAACACGCTTTGAACAGGGTTGACAGGAGTTACAGAGTTAGATGCAGCAGATGCAGCAGATGTTCCATAAGCATTAGTTGCTGTAACCGTAAATGTGTAAGCAGTTCCGTTTGACAATCCTGAAACTGTAATAGGACTGCCACCTGTTCCTGTTGCACCACCAGGAGATGATGTTGCTGTGAACCCAGTAATGGCAGAGCCGCCAGTTACACCTGCTGCATAGGTAACAGTTGCAGACCCATTGCCAGCAGTAGCAGTACCAATTGTAGGCGCTTGTGGCACAGATGCAGATAGTACAGAGTTACTTGTTCCCGATGCCGTTGATGTTCCATTGGCATTAGTTGCTGTGACTGAATAGGTGTATGAAGATCCAACAGTTTGAGAGATTGCAATAGGACTTGATGCACTGCTGCCAGTTGCAGAACTTGAAGATGTAACAGTGTAAGAACTAACAGCCTTACCACCAGTTGCGCCCGC